TTGGGGTGTAAGGACGGTACCGACCCGTCTTATCCGGCTCCACAAACCGACGCATCACCTTAATGCTTCAAACACCATTTGAGGTCAATGTTGGAATCGAACCAACTCCGTAAGATTTGCAGTCCCACCGGCCTCCACGACCAAACTGACCATATAGTAGTCCCATTAGGACTCGAACCCAAACTAAAACATCCGTAGTGTTTTGTGCTATCCAATTACACCATAGAACTAATTGCACGCAGTGAAGGAATTGAACCCTCTCCTTTGGTTTTGGAGACCAATTGGCTGCCATAGCCTACCACGCATTTTGTTGGAATAAAAAGAATCGAACTTTTAACCTTTCGCGTATCAGGCGAATGCTCTAACCAATTGAGCTATATTCCAATGTTGTATAGATGGTTGGATTTGAACCAACGTGCTCTACGCCCCAAACGTAGCGAGATAGACCGAACTCCTCTACATCTATATTTTGTTATCGGACCTGGACTCGAACCAAAACTAATAGAATCAAAATCTATTGTGCTGACCAATTACACCATCCGACAATTTGAGCGGGTGACTGGGTTCGAACCAGCAACTTCGTACTTGGAAGGAACGCACTCTGCCAATTGAGCTACACCCGCTTATTTAGTCTTTTCCTTACCTCTTAATAACCACATTGCCATTCCGGTGTTACTACCGGACGCTTACCATATTTCTATGGAGTGATTATCACATTGCGCTTTTTGAGAATTACGATATCCCGGCCCCATCATTAACAGTGATGTGCTCTACCTCTGAGCTAAAAAAGCGTATATACAAAAAAACCCCTAACTTTTCAGTCAGAGGTTTCTCAATATTATTCAAAAATTATTACATTTTATCCTACATCCGTATCCTCTAACTGCACAAAATTGCCAATCCAAATCTGATTCGGTTGACTACAAAGTGTATGTGTTAGAGTTCTCATTGTTAATATATATCTAATTTTTTTGTTTAATGTTAAAAAGTAATTCAATTTCAAAATACGCCACGTCAAGTCATGCTCCGGTTAATATAAGCCTCATTAAATTACTTAGCACATGAATAGAGTTTGATGGGAGGCGGTAACTCTTGTAGTGTACTTCTACGAATCCGGCAATCGTGTATCGTTTCTGATTGCATTTTTAATGTCAAAATCCTCCCTAAAACACTTATCTCCTATTTTATTATATCGTTATATCTTTTAGGTCACTTAAACGAACTGACTGTTGAATAAGAAACAGCCAAAAGGTAGACCACGAAAATCTTCGTATTGAGCGGTAAAATGGTTCTGCCCCACCTCTCCCCAACTGGAATGCTAGGAGTGCTACTATTACACTAAGACCGCTTATAAAAATGGATGAGAATACTCCATTTGGTGAACCGACTTTAGAAAGATTATTTGTTTCCTCCCGTTTCCACTACCTTTTGAGTAGTACCAATTCAATGTGGATGATTTAAGACTATCAGTCTTTAAGTTACGACTTACTCTCTACTTAGTCATTTTCTTCAAGCCTCGCAGCCTGATTAGTTCTTGCGGAATTAGAAACCTTTCGGTAGAATCACAGACCTCTTGCGGAGGTATCGTGGCAAGGAACAGCTCCCTACTATGTACACACCTTTCGTCCGTAACTGGTAAACACTCATGCTTAATTTGTAATTGTAGTTTTTATACCAAAATAAAAATTGAGTTTTAGTTTATAGAATTATTCAGGTAGTGGTTTACCACTAGCTCCCTCATCTTTTGAACGAGAGAATACTAAACTACCCGATGCAATATCCCTACTGCGGTTTTTTAAGTCATCTTCAAATATAGGTTTTGGCAAACTCTATATAAGGATGGTAACAACACCACTTGTACACTATCTTATCTTGCGTCCTTTCGGATGGCTTGATGTTAAGATAACTTTGAAACTGAATACCGCAATGATGTAGAGGGATTAAGTCTACACTTCTTACTGATATTCTATGGGTTATTCTTATTGTTGTTCCCAACTCAGTCGGAGTATCTATACTACCCCAACTATTCAAACTCTTCCGATATAGTGTTACCCTTTCGTACAAAGCTCAAATAATATCCCACTTGCTTACTTAAGTTAGTCTCTCCTTACGGGGAGAGTAACCGCAGATGCACCACTTAAGTACACCCACTTTATCCTACTTTCGTAGTTTATTTGACGACCATAAGCGGCCGTTGTTTACTATGTGAGACGAACTCACTATGTAAAGATTTTAATATTTTAAAGAACTTTCCTTTCGGTTTTAATAAATATACGAATAATTTTTTATTCTGCCAAATTTATTTAAAACTTTTTTTTGTAAATTTAATAACGAGTATCTTTCATCACCTATTGTTTCTCACTTACTTATGTAATATACGAAACATTTTTTACATTACCAAATTTATTTTCAAAAAACTTTTTTAAGATAATCGGTGTCCGGCTTTCTTCCCTGTTGGACAGGTCACTCAATCGGTTTTATTATTTGATGGCTTCAACCAATCATCTTAAATGTAAGATACGATAATTTTTTCAAACTACCAAATCTTTTTTAAATCTATTATAATGGGGTTGGGTCGTACCCTTTTCAATCTGCTTTCACACCCATCACTCCTAAAGAGCTGTCAGTATCAGATACCACTATGATAGATTTTGTTGCGGGTGGTGGATTCGAACCACCGATTTCTGGCTTATGAGACCTGAGGGATGACCACTTCCGTAACCCGCGATATTATTTTTTATAGTATTCAGTCATTAACTCTGAATGTTTTTTTCTAGCTTCTTCGTTTTTAAATCTAAGTTTACCCTTTTCAGAAAGTTTAAGTTTTGTTTCTTTTGTTACAATTCTATTCCTATTAGCTTCTGAAATCTTTTTCTTAGTTTCCTCTGAAAAGATTTGATTTTTTCGTTTTTCTTTTATTTTTTCCTTTGTCTCATCTGAGTGCCTTCTGCCCGAAAAATGTGAGCCACCTTCACCACCTACTCCCATATTATAAGTTAAGTTAGTAGATATAAATGATTCGTTTACTAACTCCTTTTCTTTATCATTCATCTCAGCTTCAGTATCAAATATAAAAAGAACTTCTTTACTAAAAGAAGATTTTCCGTACTTTTTTATAGCTTCTTCTAAAGCTTTACCACTACCAATATAGTTATCATGTGGGTTTAAGGTTTGATGTTTGCCAATGTAAACCTTATTATTTATTTTATTTGTTGTTTTATATATAGTATATTTCATACATATAAATATACAAAAATAAAATAAACCAACGAACTACCTTGTGGAGATGACGAGAGTCGAACTCGTGTCTTACTAGAAATCAATAATATCAGCATCTCACATGTTTATTCAGTTATTCATAACTGACAAATAGGAACGTTTTGATATTTCATTTCCATCAATATTCTAACTCGATTTTGAGTTCAGTTAGTTTTCACTCAATTTCACATTCTATTTAAAGTCCCACGATGTGTGCGGGATTGGTTAGGCTGCTACAGCGTAATCCATACCTACAAACGCCATTAAGTCGTTGTAAGTCATAGTTGACTTTTCGTCAGTTATTGTTTTGTGCAGATTTAAAGAGAACTAGCACTTATCTCTACATGTGATATTACCATTTACATAGCAATCAATTCCAAAGCATCCCCATATTTCAATGAACTTATCAATTATTGTTTGATATACTCAAATATACGACAAATATTTGATTTGGCCAAACAATTTGGAAAGTATTTTATAACTTATTGATTATCAATGAGTTATGTATTATAAGTATTTATATAGATAAAAAATTGTAATATTACTTAAATCCCAATCTTTTAGCAACCCGTTGGGATTGTATATTCCAATCATTTATTTCGGCGTGTATTTTTCCGATTGTATGATTTTTTATAACTAAGTATAATAAATCTATGACTCCTGTTTTTCTTAAAGATGTTGGTTTTTTAGAAAATACATTATATAAATAATAATCTTCTTCACCATCTTTTCTCAACCAACAATAACAAAATGAACATTCATTTTTATATCCAATGAACATTTTTTGGCCACTTTCAATTCTATGAAATGCTTCTTTTAAATCAAACATATCATCCCAAACAATTTCAGAATTAAATAAATCTATACATTTTTGTATTTCATCTCTATCTGTTGTTTCTTTTATTTCTATATCCGTGTTTCTGTGAACCAATTCGGAATAATTTAGTAAAAAAAGTTTCACTATATTAGAATTACGATTAATTAAGAGTTTTCTTTAACTATTAATGAACCTATTTGGGACATTATGTTATTTATTATTTCTTTTTCGTTTGTTGTCATTTTTTTATTTTATTATACTTCTTCAAAATCACAGAAACAATTCCCAACATTAACACATGTAAAATTACAACAATATTGACCCTTGTCACAATCATCTGTGTATGAACAATTAGGCACAGAACATGGATTACCAATATTATGTTCAATTGAAACATATGATATTGATTCTTGGTCAGAATCTTTTGTTAAAAATAAATGAGAATTAGCGACAGAAATTTCATATCCACCAAAAAATTCAGTAAATGTTTCAATATTTGATATTTCTTTTGATACAAATTTTGGAGTGATTGAATCAGATGTATCTATCAATAATATATTGTCACCAACTGAAAACGAATATTCTCCAATAAACTTTGTTGATAAGGATAAAAATCTTACCTCATTATTTCTAATTGATAAATATTTAGAATTTTCATTGTCAAACCAATTCGTTCCATCTGTAAAGGTTAGTTTTACAATATGTGAATATGTATTTATTTTTTCTATATGAGTGATTGCATTTGTTGAGTATTGTGTTTCGGTTTCTAATTGAGATAATCCAATTTTATAATTAACCGTTTCATTTGAATCGGTTGCATCAAATGGATTTGGAATATCAATTGTTTTAATTAAATCACCAACTACCAATTCTCTCGCCTCTTTAAAACTATTATCCGCCATCTGAATTAAATCGGTATCTAATAGTTTTGGTGAACTTTTATGAGAATCATTTGTAACATATTTGTATCTATCACCAATTAATTCAAAGGTAATAGGGTCAAATGTTGATGGTGTTATAACTGAATTATCACATACTCTAGTATACCCACCAATTGAAATTGATTCTAAATTTGGTGGAAATAAAATATTTAATCCTCTGAAAACTTGTATATTGTTTTCTATTAATTTTGTAGGATTATAATGAAATTCCATTAAAAAATAATCATAGTTTACTACATTAGAAATAAGAACATTTAATTCTGATATATTTGATACTTTGTAGAATTTTGGATATACATCTTTATCATATGATGGCCATCTAGCTTTTAAAATAAAATTAGGGTTGTCTCCATTATCGTTGATTGTTGTTATGTTATTAACCAATGTGTTTGATTCATCCAAATATGCAAATTGTGATCCAAATTCTGTTTCTTTAATTAAATTAAGAAATTGAATCTTATCTCTACAATATGTCTCATCAACTATTGCAGTCGTATCATATGAACTCCTTATAATTAATGTAGTATCATTATCTTCAATATTTGGAATTGTGATAGAATTTGAATCCAAACTAATATATTGATATTGAATATTGTTTTCTTGACAATAAGATTGTATAGTGGAGTTTATATATTGCATATTTCCAATGTATACAATTTTAATAAATCCATTTTCCGATATAAATGAGTTTAATGAGTTTAAGTCCAAATCAGGATTATTACCATTTATTATGTTATAATGCCAACCAACATTTGTATTAATTTCAATGGGTTTTAAATTACCATCTTTATCATACATAAAATCCGATCCAATTAATACAGTTCTCATTTTATATTAGAGATTTTTTATTTTTTATATCTAAATATTTTTGATCCAATTTATCCCATTTATTTTTAGGACAAGCACCATTTACAGGAGAAAAAACTTTTGCTTTTAAAGCACATCCACAAATTGTACATGTTTGAATTGGTATTGAATTTTTAAATTCACATTCATTACATATTTCAAGTCTTTTGGATGCCAATTCATTTTGTTGTTCGTTGGGATTAAACATTATACCCCATGCTTTGAATATTTCTTCTATTTTATTCATATTATATAACTATTTGTGTTTATAAATATACGAAAAATAATTAAGATTTTCAATTTTTATTTTGTATCACTATAATCCCAATTTGTATCGGATGGTCTCCATTTTCCAAAATCCTCACATTTCCACACTTTTGTAGAATATCTAAAGTAAGGTATTTGAGTAATATCTGCAGTTCTGCTAGGTTGGTAAAATCTTGTCCTATTATTTGGTTGTGCACAAAACTGTCCATTACTTAACTTAGATATATTGTAACATTTATGTTCATTAGGGGTTTCACTCCATCCAGTATCAATCTCATTTGGCTCGGAATGCGCCGTATCAATTGTAAAAAGATATTCACCCTCTACTACTGAATGGTCTTTCATTGTAGTATAGGTTTTAACACCCCTTAGAACCCTTTTTTCAATGACTGATATGTTATATGATAGACAATCCCAAAGTTGTAAGAAGTCCAAAGGAAAGGTCTTATCTGCCGTTTCTAATGGTCTCCAGCGGAATGCATGGATAGGTAATTTGTCATATACTGCACCAAATGTGTCAATGTAGGTTTCAAATAATAATGCACGATTTACAATTGATTTAACACTTACCCAATGTCCTCTTTCCCATTCACCATCTCCCAAATAATTACCCTTCTCATCTTTTTGAAAATCATATAGAAATTTCTTATCAATTAAGACTTCAATTGGTGGTATGTTGGCAACCAAATAACTCATTTAGAATTTTTTCTTTTTGAATACATCCGTAAATTTAGACTTTAGGCCTTTTTTGAAATTTCCACTATCCAATGTGTAAAACTCACTACCATTTCTATCTATGAATTGCCAATGTGCTTCTTGTAAACCAAACCAATCGTCAATGTGGTTTAAAACCTGTTGTGGTGTAAAGTTTGAACAACTATATAAGTCAAATTGAAACATTGCAGGATTTATGTTATCCCAAATATGAATTGATGCATGTGATGTTGCAAGTGTTACCGTTCCGGTCAATCCCTCATTACCAGGTTCATTTACATAAACCGATGTGGGCCCTGCAACCACTTTCATTCCTACATTTTGTACTAATTGTGTAAACCATATGTTTAACACTTTTTCTGTTTTTGGTGGAGTCTTAATATACCCCTTTACTAATAGGTGTAAGTGATTTGGTACGAACATCTTTATTTAAATTTTAGGCCTGTTAATTTTTCTATGTCTGATAAGTCTACTTTGTTATTGTTTATCCCGTCTGGATTAGATTGGTCATTTTCAAATAAGAATGCCATCCAATCGTTTGATTTTTTACTATAAACTACTTTCCAACATTGTTTTGGAACTGCAACTTTACCTATTCTTCTAATCTCACCAACATTACCAGCCCATATATGAACACTATCTTCTCTTGCAGCAATTTCTCTTGTTAGGGTTTCCAATGATTTCCAATCTCCCGCATTCAACCTATGTGTTTGTGCAGCCATATTTGAATAATAGAAACATTCGTCTTGTACTGCTTGAGTTTGACATTGATTTGATTTTGCTGGCATCAAATGTCCTCTATCTAAACCACTACCAACATAGTCGTTTCCAATATTAGTTTCAACTGGTAACAATGGGTCTGGTTTGAAATTATCTTTACGAGGTAATGGAGTTGGACAACCTACTTTTGCTTTAGTTTCCCACCACTCTACCATTACTGGATATTTTTTTGATTTACTGAAGTGTGATGTGTAATTTGTATGTTTCAATACTACTACATCTTGTGCAAATAATGTAACACTAATAACTAATAGTGTAACTAACAACAATACTTTTTTCATCCTCTTTTTACTTTAGGATAAATATAACATTTTTCAATTATAACATCATTCTACTACCTACTAAAAACATATGTAATAGTGGTGTTCCTGGTTGTGTAGAACCATTAAATTTGTAGTTAAAACTGAATCCAAATCTTTTACTTAATTTATAGTCAAAAGATGAACCCATTAAAAATCCTGCATGTCTATTTACCGTTGTTCCACCCGTTGTTGAATTGTAAGATAAAGGTGATGACATTACGAATACTTGTGGTGATATTGTAAGTTTTTTTGAATATTGATAAGGTTTAGTCCAAAATGCAACGGCTGATGTTATGATAGAATAATCAAATTTATTATCTGCATTTTTTAAGAATAGATTTACCATACCTACATTATAACCATATGTTCCATATTTAGGATGTGGTTTAATCCATGTGTATCCTAACAATCCCATATAGTTCCCATCCAAATATGCACCAGTTACTCCGTAAGAGTGTATGGCATCCAATTGACCTTCGTTAAATTCCATTTTAGTATAACCACCACCCAATGCAAATTGTTTCAAATTTGACCATATCATTGCGTTTGCAGAGAACATTTCATCTCCCGCCATACTTGCTCTACTCCAACCCAATCCCAATATAGAACCAAACTTTCTATCTGCACTTTCTACAACTGAGTAATCCGATGATACTAACATTGGATTTAAGTTACCACTTTTTTTCTTTTCTTCTTTTTTCTTTTCCTCCTTCTTCTCTTCCTTTTTTTCCTCTTTCTTTTCTTCTTTTTTCTCTTCAGATTTTTTCTCTTCTTTCTTTTCTTCACTCTTACTTTCAGATTTCTTTTCTTCACTTTTACTTTCTGATTTTGATTCACTCTTTGTTTCCGATTTAGTTTCAGTCTTACTTTCAGATGAAGATGAACTACTGCTAGATGAACTCTCTCCCGATGAAGATGAACTACCCGAACTTTGTGACGAAGATGATGAAGAACTACCCCCACTTTGTGAAGAACTACCACTTGCAGGTGGAGGTGCCGATGAACCACTACTTGCAGGAGGTGGTGCCGATGCCGTTGGTGCAGGTGGTGGAGGTGCCGATGCTGCCGGAGGTGGAGGTGGTACATTTATAGTAGGTGGTTTCGCTGCGGCAGATGCTGCACTACTTGCTGCAGCAGATGCTGCATTACTTGCTGCACTACTTGCAGCGTTTGATGCCGTTTGTGCTACTGCGTTAGTTACCGTTTGTTGAACTACTACATTTGTAGGACATGCCAATGTTGAATATCTAAGATAGACTTGATTTATCCAAAGTTGCAATTGTCCTGTTTGAACTTCTATTGGTGAAAATGTTCTTACCTCATTGTAAAAAGAAACAGTTGCACTACCATTTATCATTGTTGTAGTTGCAATCTTTCTTTCACCGGTGCACTTATCTATAAATGATTGGGTATAAGTTTGTCCTTCGGCTTTAAATGCCGTTAGGGATATAACAATTATTAGTAATGTTGATATCCATTTTTTCATTATCTTCTTACTCTAGGTACTCTAGGTGGTAAAGTTCTTTGTGGAGTATTAGGCCTAATCCATCTATTTGGTTGTACTGTTGGTCTACGTGGAACTACAATAGGTCTTTGCCTTTGTATAATGATTGGATTGTAAAATGGTACTCCCCATCCGTAATTAAAAAAGAATGGTGATGGAACATATAAGTCATCATACACTACCCTTTGTTTTTTTACAACCGAGTCTTTTTGGTCTACATACACATATCTAACAGGTGTGCATGAACTCAATATCAATAATATTCCTAATAATAGTTTTTTCATATTATTCTATTTTGTAAATATTCCCTTTTTAATCATTCTATCCAAAATTCTTGCACAAGCGATATCTAATGCCTTCTTAGTTGCAATTGATATAGTTGACTGATTGAATTTAATTGGGTCTACTGATGCATCCGATAATAGTGTTAATTGTCTATTGGTAGTTGCTTCTCCTAATCCACTTGCACCAAATACTACTCCTGTTTCTGCATTTGTAAATCTAACTTGTAAACCTATTCTTGTTACCATATTATCTTTGATACCATCTTTTAAGTTTATAGTTTCATCTTCACTAACTGAATAATCATAACATTCAATTGTTACAAAATATTCTGCCAAGTTAATCTTTCCTCTACCATCTAATTTGTTTTCGGAAATACCAGCAGCTGATGCTTGGAATTGTTTAACCATTCTATTCTTAATTTCCGTCTTGTCCTCTGTGAATTTGAAACGATTAAGATTTTCCAAATACTCCATTGAGATATTTGCAACACCCAATCCAACTCTCTTTTCTTTCAACTCAGGATACATTTCATACATCTCATCCGATATACCTGCCTTTAAGATTTGAATAGGAATTTGAGGGCCGTCATAATCCATAAATTGACTAATATCAATCTTTGTTTCAAACGATGCTTTAAATTGCTCTGTTTTTGTTACTCCGACATTTTGGGCAATAACAACACTGCTTAACAAAAAGAAACTTAAGAATACTAATAATTTTTTCATACATGACTACTTTTTATATAAATATATCTTTCCGATATTATCTATACAAATAGCACTCATATTCTCAATCCAATCACCACTATTGAGATATCTTTTTCCGTTAATCATTCTATCTGCAGGTTGGTGAATGTGGCCACAAATTACACCATTACATCCTTTTTTGGTGGCCATTGATAGAGCAGTTGTTTCAAAATCATTTACATAATTTGTTGCTACTTTAACACTTCCTTTAATCTTTTGTGATATTGAAATGTAAGGTAGTTTTCTCCACTTACGATATGTGTTATAAACTCTATTTAACCATAGTGCAAAATCATATCCAATTGCACCTATCTTTGATAACCATTTGTATTTAGTTATAAAAACATCAATAACATCTCCGTGGAAAATATAGTAACTCTCCATAGTATGATTGATATCCAACTTATAATCTTCTCTAATTTCAATTGCTCCCAAATGGGTGCCAATGAAATCTTGTATAAATTCGTCATGGTTACCTCTTATCCAGATGATTCTGGTTTTGTTTGATAATTGTAATAATTTTGAAATAACCTTCGTATGTTGTTTTTTCCATTTAGTTCCTCTATTCAAAGCCCAACCATCTATGATATCTCCATTAAGAATAAGTAAATCGGTTGGATGTGTTTCTATAAATTCTATAAACTCTTCAGCCTTACTATCTTTTGTTCCTAAATGTAAATCCGATACTATTATTGCTTGATGTATCATTTCCAGTAGTTGTGGTGTTTTTTGAAAAATTCTGTATTGTTTCGGTTGATGTAGCATTTGATACTTAATATAAACATATAAAAAAATCCTTTATTCTTAAATCTTCGTGCAGATGTCCATACACCCTTTGTTTTGTGTATTTTCATTACTTCTGCTTTTTGTGAAACCCAATAATCTTCTGCAAATAAATGTGTTTCATCATATCCACCCGTTTTCCAATATGCTTCGGTTTTCCACAATTGAAATCCACCAATTGCAAATGGAGTTCCTATCCAATTACTTATTCTTTGTTGGATATCAAATAATCTAAATATCCAATTATATTCTTTTTCGGTTTGAAATAAAACAGTTACTAAATCTGTATCATATGCCAAACATTCACCCAATATAAATTTATCCTGCAACATTATGTCTGCATCTAAAAATAGTATGTAAGGAGTGGTTACTAATTTACTACCTTCTAATCTAGCTTTTGCAGGAAACCCACCTTGTATAATTTCTATATCCAATGAATATTTAAAATCTCTTTTAACATAATATAAAAAATCTAAACTATCACCTTCATCGGAGTTATCTGCAATAATAACTTTAAGTCCTGCGGAACCCACTTGTTTTGCAATAAATGCAATACACTCATATATGTTATCTTTTTCATTTTTACAAGGTATTACTATCGTTAATAAGTTATTCATACACATAAATAAAAAACCCCCACCTAAAGTGAGGGTTTATAATGTTATCAAATCATTATCCTTCTTCGGTTTCAGCTTCTAATTTAGCTGCATCATGTTCTGCTTTTTTATTGATAAACTTATCAACTGAAGCGATACCAAATGAACCCAAAGTGATTACCAAAAATCCGTTAAAGATGTATTCGTTAATCAATAATGGTTTACCCATATATCCAGTTACAAGGTCAACTACCAAAGCTAAGACCATACAACCGAAAGATGCAAACCCTACAACTGATTTCTCATTAATGTCGTTGCTATCACTAAATAATTCTTTAAAAAATCCCATAGTTTTTAATTTAAATTGTTAATACTATGTAACTGATTTATCCTGCCATTTCAGCATCTTCATCTTTAATCTTTCCACATTTCAAACATTCCTCAACACCATCACCATCCAAATCACCCCAAACGTGTTCACATTGTCTATGTGCAAAGTATTCATCAATCTTACCATCACCATCAAAATCTAAACCATCCATTACACCATCACCATCCTCATCAATTTCAACACCTACTTTAGTTTGTTTTTCTTCAGTTTGTGGTAGAGATACTACCGATTGTTCTTCATTTTTAAACTCCGTAGTTGGTAATACTAATGGTGTGATACTCATTGGAACTATTGGATTGTTTGGTAAATCTGCAGTGTTGCTCATTGATATACCATCTTCCTCATCCATCTTTTGAACCAACATTTTGTCCTTATCAGTATCACTAAACCAATAGTCAATGATTTTACCATAACTACCGATGAATGCTCCTAATAACAATAATAGAAGTTCTTTCCATTCTCCTGCTATTTCTGATTTAGAAAATATAGCGAAGAACATTCCTCCTATAATAAACATAAATCCACCCAATACCAACGCAGTGATATACCATCTACGTTTCATCATATTACTCAATAGGTCTTTAAAACCACTTGGTGTTTGTTCTGCCATTTTATATAAATTTTTAATTTTCTAAATTACCAAGCTGCAGGCTTCTCTTTAAATTCGTCTGCTTCCTTTTTTGGTTTTGGAGCTGGTTTTTCTTTTTCAACTACTCTTTCTCTTTCAATAACTTTAGTTGTTCCACCTGCAGATTGTGATTGTTGGTTAGAATTTGTAATGTTAATTACTGGAGCTGCTTGTTGAACTGGAGTTTCTTCTTTGTCACCACCTGTTAACTTTGTTGTGAACCAACCACCCACACCTAATGTGATTGTTGATACTAAACCGATAAGTATATTCTTAATTGAACCACCGGTTGATTCTGATTTTTCTACTTCTTCTGACATAAATTGTTGTTTTTATAATTTGTTAAAATCTGTTATTCCTAATTGTTTACCACTCATATCATATATTCCAATTCTATAAGCAGATGATGGTAGTGCATTTGTATATACTTTTAATACATTGTCACCCACATTTACATCACTTGTAGATTTTGATACAACTTTGTTTGCAATATCAAATATTCTAATAGTCACAGTTTGTGCTACATCACTTTTTACATTCATTGCAACTTCTGATGTTACGAATGCAGTTTGTAATTTAATACCTACCGAATTTGATATTTTTAATTCCGTTGGTAATTCTTGTGCAACTGGTACAGGTAAGTCAATCTTTCTACAACTCAATGCCAACAATGTTACCAAAAATCCTAATCCTAAAAGTTTGTCAATTTTTCTCATTTTACTTTACTATTATTATTGTTTTTCCTACTTTACTTTTGTTTTCATCCTCCAATAACAGATATAAATATTTAACTGAAAGTGATTTAGTGTATATTTTCTTTTTATTTTGTCCAATTTGTCCGATAAATCTTTCTCTTGTCAAAACTTGGTTATTCACACTATCACCCAAAGTCAATGTATAGACACCATTTTTACTTAATTCAAATTGTATTTCTTGTCCATTTTCAACATTACTTTCTCTAACACTAAATATGTTTACAACAGGTTGTGGTGTAGGCATAACTTGTGTTTTTCTACAACCACTAAATAATATTGTAAATGTGGTTAATAAATAAATTACTACGAATAATATTAAATCTTTTTTCTTCATTAAAATTGAAAGTTTGTTCCTATCATAAATAGGATTGGGTTACTCTTTTTATAACCAACTGATTCACTTAATTTATCCCAAGTTGTATTATATCTGATATTGGTATTTAACACAAATCTTTTAGTTATTTTCCAATCAATAGATGTACCATAATATAAATCCAAATTGAAATCATTTAAATATGCCAAATCCGATTCAGTTCCATCTTTAAATACTTTGTATATATCACTCATTGCAAATACTTGCGGTGAAATATCTACCCTCTTTGTTTTCAATGTGTAAGTGTACATCACCATACCTCTATAACTCATTTCACTAGATGCTGGCATCATTGGATATATTAAATCTTTAAAATCACCATTTTCATCTACCGTATATTTTCCTTCCCATTCACCTTGATAAGTTCCCCAAAATGATTTTGATGCCGTTAAACTATAACCGAATGTTCCATACTTTTTTGTTCTAAACACATCTATAAAAGATAGGTTAATATCTTTTTGGAAATCAAAGTCCGTAGAATAAAATGTTTGTATTGTTGTTGTTCTTTTTTCTGTATTTCTACTAAGTCCATATCCCACACCATAATAGTTCCATATAGGATTTATTGATGCTGCGAATGTGTGTCCCCATTGTCCATTTAAAGATGATTTATGGTATCCTAAATTAAGAGTAGTTGATACTTGTCTCCCAATTACACCAACTGAGAGGTTTGATGATGAGAGAACATCTTTTGAAAAATTAACATAGGATTGCAATATACCCACATCGTTCCAGTCATCACTTTCTCCAAATAGTTCTTTTGCCGATAATTGTAATGTATCAGGTTTTTGTATTTGTGCAGTTGATACAAATCCAATTAAAAGTAGTGATATGATTAATAATAGTTTTTTCATTTATATAATAAATCTAATATTTTACTTTTGAATTCTCTGTAAAAAACTGATTCGATACTCCATCTCATAAGTTCGTCTTTTCTTATCCTATATCTATATCCGTCAAATATCCATTTTTCAGTCTCAATATCATCTATTAGATAAGCCACTTCCATATCTACTTCTTCTTCTTCTCTTCTATATTGATTATACCAACTACTAGGAACTTGAATAAAACACTTAACATTTACAATTTTATATTTACCTGTGTGAGAGATAAAATTCTTCATCTCATTATAGTCAAATGATATATTCATAATTTTTAGTTTTTTATTTCATTATTATTTTTAATGTTTTCCCACTTTTGTTAACTGCATCCATAAATCCAACCGAAACCAATCCCAATATATTATCCAATTTTGTTTTAGTTGTAAATGTAATTTTATATTCCGTTGTGTTATTCAAAATACCACCATCGGTAATCAATGAACCAAAATTCACATAATCATTTTTGTCCGTCCCATAATTAGTTGGTGCACCTGCTGTTTTATAAGATACACTCATAAACTTTAACAAACTATTATCATAATTTAAATGTAATTGAGTTCCTACCAATTCTTGTTGTAATGGGTCTATTGTAATATATGCATAAACACTATCACCCATTATTTCAGTTATGATTGATGCATTGATTTCGTTTGATATTGGTGAACTCATTGTTTTAACACTCATACTACTTCTAACCGAATTGCTTGCGGTTGTATTAACCACAGGTATTGCCGAATGTGAGAGGTTTACATCACCTCTCCAACTTACACTAACATTGTATGTGTTATTAAGTGTACCCGTATTTAAACTGAATGGATATAAACTTCTTGTATAATTGAATTGTCTATTCCAATTTGATTTTGTAATACCATCATATTCCGATTTACCATATAGTTTCATCAAATATGTTAATGTTGAATATTGTGTAAGTGATTCTACACCCGTTAAATGTTGTAGTAATTTGTAAGTATCTGCTTCATTAAATAAACCATCACCATTCACATCTGCATTCATATATTGAATACCATATCCAAATTCATTACCAGTTTCATTTCCAAATAATCCACCATTTGATAATTCCTTAAATGCCAAATAAACATCAGCTACACTAACAATACTACTATACAAAGTGTTTAATTCCGTTTGTGAGTTTGGTATCACATCAATACCATGTTGTGCCAAAGATGTATTATCACCAAATGTAAAAGTTGATGCCAATTTTAATGCATAATAACCACCACCATTTCTTAAATTTGATTGATATGTTGAATTTGCATAATTAAATTGAGTATCAGTATAAATGTAATATTCATTCCACCAAACATCACCACTTCCAGTTGAATTTGGTATTACTGGTCCGTTGTATAAATCAAAAAGTTTTAAGTTTTTTACATCATTCCATACCGGAGCGTTTTGTGTGTATTCCCATAATCTACTATCTAAACCAACTCTATATCTTTTATTGGTTGCATCGTATTCGTATATAACACAAAATTCAATTTCACCAGGTGTTAAGTTTACATATTTAGTTCCTGTTGGGTATTTGGTAGTATCTAAATCATTTGTAATATCTGCTTTACCTAATCCACTTAATGTTCTTGATGCGTTGGTTGTTACATCCCATATATTATTTTTATATGTGTTTGCTTTTGCTGAAAATTTAGTTTCATCCACATTACTACCAAAGTCAAAATTGAATCGTGCAGTTAGGACTTCTCCGTTTGAGTGAGTTACTGAATTAGTATAAAACTCTGTAAATGTTGCATCATCTGGATTAGTCCAAGTTCCAAATTCAATTACATAAGCACAACTAAACCCATTTGGTAAATCATTCCATTGAGAACCACCACCCCATTTAGTTACTGCATAATCTTCGTTACCACTATTGTTTGGTTCACCACCTGCCCAGTTATTGTATTGTCCTTGTATGTTTCCTGCAGTTTGCCCGTTTGATGTTTTGATTAGAGTTCCTTTTTCAGGACCGGCATCAATTTTCCATTGACCTTCCGTTTCTTCATCCGTTAGTGCAAACCAAATACTACTTTGTGGAACATTATTAAAAATAAACAAATCTTCATCTGCGGAAGTGATTGTTACTAAATATCCTTTTTGTCCTTTGAATGTTGTTGCTTCGGATAAAATTCTTGCGTTTGTATAAGTTGCTCCGGTTGATATTGGTCTATAAAAATGTCCGTTTACACCATTGTAGAAATATCCCGTTGGATTGATTGTTGCTGCCACAGATAATAAAACATTTCCTTTTATAGAACCTGTGTTTACTTTAAGTGATGCCAATGCGGTGTTAATATCTACCATTGTTCCCGTTACTACTAAACGAGTCTTATTACCACTTAAAGTAAATCCACTTGCTGCGGTTAGGCCTGTTGTTGTGTTTAATACAAATGTTGTACCGGTTGGTGGATTAACTAAACTGATTGATGCTAACAAAGTAGATGTTGTAGAAAATCCACTTAAACTAAACCCACTTGCATCTTGTCCGCTTGTGGATGGTATAAACGATTTAGAGTCCGGAGCAGATACACTCTGTCCGAACCCTAAAAATGATATTAAAAGAAATAATGTAACTAATATTTGTTTCATATTATTCTATTGTTAAATCAACTTTCTTACCGAAACCATCAACTGCATCTGCTAATATAAAGAAAAATAATCCTGCAGTATTTGTTAAAGTTTCTTTTGGTGTGAATACTAATCTATATGGTGTTCCCACTTTGATTCTTGCCGTCTTTAATTGGTCAATTGAACCAAATGTTAATCTACTACCATCACGAGTTGAGAAGTTTGTAATTGTAGAACCTGCATCAAATGAAACATTATCTAAAGTTAATTTACTTTCATCATAATTCATAATAACTTGCAAACCTGCCAATCCTTCTTTTGTCAATGTTGTAGTTAATATAACTTTACCATTTTCCAAAGTAGAGTTAATACCCAATGTTGCCTTTTCAAATGTAGGTTGAGTATATGACATTGATTTTACTGAAAATGATTGGAAGTTTCTATCGTTTATTGAGTTTGTAAAATTACCTTGTGTAATTCTAGTTGCAATTGTGTCAGGATGAGATGAGTGTGACCAGTTTAAGTCACCACCCCATGCAAATACTGCATCAACAGTTTGTGATGGAGCCGTAATGTATACTCTATTCTTAGTAACACCATCTAACCAACTTTGATTTAATAAACCACTATGCCATCTCCACGAAGTTGCAGTTGATGTTGGGATAAATGCATTTGTAGATACATCTTGTCCGATTACATATGCAAATAAATTATATGAGTCAGCTTCGTTGAATGTCATATCGTTCTTTGTTACATTACCTATTTTTCTTTCCAAAACAGGTCTTGTAAAGAAGTTTGCAGTTCCACTAATATCAGTTTGAGAATGTCCTAAGAATGCTTTATATGCATCTGAAACTGTAATTACATTATTCATCCAAGTCTTTTGAGAAGCAGGTGATACAAATACACCAACACTATCACCAACCTTAACACCTGATGTAAATATTACCTCACCACTTGCATCCAATGCAGCTTGTGTAATTGGTTGTTGTGACCAGTCTATATCACCACTACCATCTGATTTCAATCTCATCAATTGAACATTGTGGTCAGTAATTGAATATCCCGATGGAAACAAAACTCTAACTTTGAATTGTGATGTATTACCCGTTACATTTGATATAGATGAAAACCCACCACCAGTAATAGTTCCAACATTTGCACCAGTTGTATCAGTACCAGTTGCTAAGTCTATTTTGAAAATGTTGTTATAAGTATTTTGGTCTTTTAAGATATATTTTTGTGTTGCCAACAATCCGGTGATAGAACGGTCTGCTCTTTGAATTGTCAATTGACCAACATTCCAATCTGCATTTACTGCATAATTCCAAGGACTCAGTGTATATTGTAAATTCAAAGCGTTATCACTTGCACCCACATTTGGAGTGAACTTATAACTAGTCCAACCGGTGTAGAATGTTTGAGTTGATGTACCCTGATTAAATTCAGTTGAAAGATATGTCAATGCCTTATTGTTATATTGGTATCTAAACCAAAGATAACGAGGATTAACAATAGTATCTCCTTTTGTCAAAGTATATTTAACACTTATAGTGTCACCTACCTTTAATCCGGTTGTTGGTGATAATGATTGACTGATTGTTAATTGACTAAATGCCGATAGGGATACTGATAAAAATACCCCAATAAATAATATGATTTTTTTCATTATTTTTCTCCTAATAGTTTGGTGATAAGTTGACCGGAACCTTTTTTAAGTGCATTACTTAACGAAGTTTGATTGAACTTTCCACCTTCATCTACTATGAGAGTTGACATAGAGATTTCTGATGAACTTTCTTCAACCATAACCTCTTTTTCTTTTTTACCATCTTTGTAAAGTGTTCCTCTTAAACGGATAACAACTTCTTGTTCGTTACTATGAAATACTGATACATTCTTTTTAGTCGTTAATACATCTAAAAATATAATATCCACTTTCAATTTGTAAGTTGCAGATGGGGTGATGTCATAACCTTTATCTTGCAAATATTCTTCCAATATATTCTTTACGCCGAATTCTAATTTTCTATTTCCGGCTAATTTTCCTATTTTAACTTGATTTGTAACACTCTCAACCCAAATATGGTCTTCGGCATTATACCAAATATTGTTAGGGTCGTTTTTGAATGTTCCATCAAATTTCCAACTAAACCAGTTTGCTATATTTGTTTCCAATTCAGTTTTACCTGCAAGATGTATACCAACCATTGTAAGTTGAAATAACAATGCAAATACAATCCATATACCTACTAAACTTAGAAGGCCCAATGTGAGGGTATCTCTCCAATTTTGCTTTAATTGCAATAACTTTGCTTTCATTTTATACTCATTTTACTTTTACGAATATAAATATAAAGGAGTGATGATAATCAGTATTTATTCTATATTATCTTTTCCTATTGTATTGAAATAATGATGTAGAGGTGTCCAAATACAATATACACCAACTGCTTCTAAGAATGTCAATTTAGGTAATACTGATATCAATTGTGTCAAATAAGATATTGCTAAACCTATTACACAGGTAACAATAATGACATTTAATGTAATTTTTAATTTTTCCATATAAGTAATATACGAAAAATTATTTAGTATACCAAATAAAAAAGAGAGAATCAATCTCCCTCTTTATCTAGTCTCATATGTGTTTGAAATATATTCGTATAAAATTCATCATTTGTCAAATCCACACCATCTTCAATTGCTTCATTTTTTGCACACTTTTGAACTAAATCAATAAATGCCATACTTTTGGCAAATGAATATTTATCTGAAAATTTTACATAATTTATTTTATCTACTTTATATTTTTGATTGGATGACATCAATACCTCATGTTCATCTGAAAATACCTTTGTTATACCTCTTAATCCTTTAGATGCAATATTACTATTCATAGAAAATGCGTTTAATTTATCACATTCACTTTTAACTCTAAAAACAACGGAATAGGGTCTATTGGATGTAGTTACAACCGGATGTTCTATTGGATTAGCAAATTGTGTTGCTGTATCAAAGAATGTTGTAAATGACCCTATTGGTAATTTAATATTTTTTTTATTATTAAAATCTTCCAATAATTTTACATATTCTTTTTTTGAAACAATAATACCTCTATATACAGGTTCGTTTGTTTCAATTGGAGGTGGTTGATATTTTTTAAGGAATTTATCTATTGAATTTAGTGAATCCTTATCTGCATTTTTTTGCCAATTGGCCATTATTGAATCATAATTATCTATATCAATTATGCCATCTTTCATTAAGTTTTTTATCCATTCTCCTTGTTCTTTTATTGCAGCTTTTTCTATTTTAACAACATGTTTTTCTTTTTTATCGGCCCAACGACTAACCATATTGTCATATAGATTATCTATATCATCTATCGTTTTACTTATTATTGTTACATTGGGAGATTTGATTGGAGCTTCTTTTTTATTAACCTTAAAATCAATAGATGACATTGGTTTACCAACAGGTTTTTTGATGTTGAGCTTTTTCTTTTGTTTTGAGTCAATATGTGTACCTTTTTTTATTGCAGCATCTCTAGTTTGTTTACTCATAAAAGAAACAATCTTACCACTATCTTTTTTAATAGCCGTCCAATTTGAAAGTTCGTTTAGTAAAGATTTTAGTAACATCATTATGCTAATAAATGATAATACTCTTTGAAGTGTTTGATTCTATCTGCCAATCCAATAGTTCCACCATTTACTCTTTTAGTAATAGATGTTACAACTTGGTCAGTAGCACCACCATCGGCCATCTTGTGTAATCCGTTTTTAGTAAAGAACCATGCTGCTGAAAGTAATGCATATTGAGATGCTACTAAATCTGGATTAACCGTCATATCTACTCCGATTGATTTACCAAATGTAGTGTAGTTATCTTTTCCAGTCAATTGGATATATCCTCTGCCTCTAAACTTATATCCATCACCACTTGATTCGGTTCCGTTACCCATTCTATTTGAGTAAACTTTGTTTGCAATCTTTTGTGGGTTTCTATTGTAAGGTGCTGCAGATGCTTCAGTTGGGAAATACTTTTTAAAGATACCATTCAAACCTTTTGCTGAATAGTTTAAGTTCTCTTGTGTTAATCTAAAACCACCACTCTCATGTCCACATTGTGCTAAAAAGTGTGCCAATCTTAATGGAGTGTTAATACCAAATTTTGCAGCAGTGTCAGGAATCATTGCGATTACTGCATCTGGAATATGTCCTTTTAATTTGTCTAATTTTAAACCACCTGTTGATTGTGGTATTGGAGTTTCAACTGGAGTAGGAACCGATTGTCCTTCTGCCATAATCATTGCCCAAGTCTTATCACCTACGATACCATCTGGAGTCAAACCATGTGCAGACTGCCAAGCTTTTACTGCAGCTTCTGTTTTTGGGCCAAAGTTAGTAACAGCTGGTTCAATACCTAATTTTTGCTGCATTAACTTTACATTCTCATTATTATCACCTTTTCTTAACAACATAATTTACAATTTTAATATAAATATAAAATTATTTAGTAATCGGTGTTGGGCCACCTGCAGCTCCCGTATCGGCTTTTTTAGCTCTAATACCGATTTCTTCTGCGAATTTATTTGAACGTTTTACCAATGGAACAATTGGTTCATCAATGACTCTAACATTCATTGGAATTTGATTATCAGGGTTTGATGCATTGTGTGCAACAACTGCTGCCCATCTGTGATGTCCGTCTAATACATATCCATCGTTGGATACATATATAGGTGCAGTAATTTTTCCGTATGCTGGATGATTTGGGTCAGCTAAAACTTTACTCATACCTGCAACTTTTGGGCCTACTAATTCCGATTGTGTTGCTTTTAATCTATCAGCAGGAACTGCTGTTGGTTCCGAAACTTTAATACCTTGTTTATTCAACATTTGTTTGAAAAATTCTTCGGTATCTGCTTCACCATTTTCATCCTTTGGGAGTTTGTCCGCAATAGAACCAGGTTCAGGTGTTCCTTTGAATTGTGGCATATCCTCTCTAGGAATACCTTTGTTACCATCACAATATAAGTTAGTACCAGGAACTGATACTTGACACAAATTAAAGTTAGGTGCCTTTTCTCCTTTCTCTTTTGCTTGTTTACCCAATTCAGCCAACTTATCAATGATTGTAGATATTTGTTGTCTTTCAATTGGTGAAACTGCTGATAAAGGTTTTCTGTCAAAATTTGCATTTGGCATCAAATCCTTTAACATTGGAATATCCGTTGCTTTTTCTGCAGGGGATTTAAAGTTGTCACTCCCTAACTTTTGGCCTTTTTGTGGTTTGTCGGTTGGGGTGTTGTTAGGAGTTTGTTTGGGTTGAGGTTCTGATTTTGGTAATTGACCATTATTCGCTGCCTTTGTTTTTTCAATTTCGGCAGGAGTAGGTTTGTCGTGTTTATTCGGATCCATTTTTTGAACCACATAGACATTACCTGTCTTTTTGTTTTTAACGACATCCTCCTCTCGTAGTAGGTCTTTTAGTTTTATCATTTTATCTACCTTGACCTTTATAGTCTTTTGGCTTAGGTGAATGTTTGTTATAACTCTTTTTTGCTCTACCTGTTTTTCTTTTTCCGAAACTTACTTTGTTTGAAGAACCTATGGATTTTGCCATTGTTTAGTTATTTTCCGATTTACTTTACTTATTTTTTTGTTGTTTTCTTAGTTGCTGGCTTCTTTACTTTATCAGCTACTTTTTTTACTTCAGCTACTGCAGTCTTTACTTTTTCTACTTTAGCTTTTGCTTTCTTAACTACAACTTTAACTTCTTCTACTTTCTCTTCGATTGCATCTGGAATGTTGTTGTTGTTTGTGTCTGCGATTGTACCCTTTTTCATAAGGATATAAGTAATTGCACCTGCTACTGCCAATGTAACTACTACTAATACTAATGTACTCATTGTTTTTTGTTTTTGTTTAGAATTAAATATAAATATTAAAAATTTTTCGCAAAATTAATCTTCTCCGTATAGAGAAAATCTTTTAACGGGTATTTCTACTTCTTCTTGTCTAATGATTTCCACAGTTCCCTTTCTTGCTTCAATATAAAAGTTGGTATCTCCATTTGTTTGATACCAACTCTCCAAAGCATCGGTGAGAGATGGATATACTGCCGAATTTTTACCATTTGCAAATATCCATCTATCTCCCGGTGGAACTCTTTTAAGGACTAATTCCTTTTGTTCTTTGAGTTCTTTTTCCATATTAGAATACTTCAATAATGTTTGTTTCTGATACTTTTACTACTTCATATTCAAGCTTAACTGCTTCTTCAATGAATTTGTTTACCAACTTAGCTTCTGCTTCCGTTACTGACATTGCGTCTACTAAATAGTTTTCTTTTTGTTTTTTAATCTTACCTTTAGCATCTTCTACTTCGATTGCTACTTGTACTGAATAATACTTTGCCATTTGTTTTGTTTTATTGTTTTATTTATTACATTCCAAATCCACCTTGTGGCATTTGTAATTGTTTTTCTTCTTTTTCCGTTGCTATTACACATTCGGTTGTTAATAATAGAGATGCAATACTTCCTGCATTCTCTAATGCCAATC